CGCCGCTTCGGGCTTTGACGACGTTGCTCAGTGCGACGCCATCATGAACGAGCAGGGCGTCCCCTCGTATGATCGGTATCTGGCTCTGTCCACCCGTGACTACAACGGCATGGCGTCGAACCTGCAGGGTCTGTCGCGCTCCTTCGGCAATCGCAAGTCGGACAACGCGTTCGAGCGTGCTTATGTCGGTATGGTCGCTTCGTTTGATACCTTCAAACTCGACTACGCCAACCGTAAGGCTGCTGCCGCTGGCACTGGTATCACCATCTCGACCCTGACTGCTGCCAACAACTACTACACCCCGCGTGCTACCAGCACCTCGGTGGGTGGCCAGATCAACGTCGATAACCGCTACCAGACCGTGACTGTCTCCAGCACCACCAACGTGGCCGCTGGCGATGCCTTCACCATCTCTGGTGTGAACGCTGTGCATCACATCACCAAGAGTGACACTGGCCTGCTGAAAACCTTCCGGGTGATCAGCGTGACCAACGCCACCACGATGGTGATCTCGCCCCCGATCATTTCCGATCAGGGTTCGACCGATGCCGAGGCTCAGTACCAGAACGTGATCGTTACCCCGTCCGCAACCGCGAACATCGTGTTCCTGAACACGGTTTCTGCGTATGTGAACCCGTTCTGGCAGAAGGACTCCATCGAGATCCTGCCTGGCCGTTATGCTGTTCCTGCTGACGCTGGCGTGGCTGTGATGCGTGCTGCTACCGATCAGGGTATCGAACTGGTCATGCAGAAGTTCTACGACATCAACACCATGACCACCAAGTATCGTCTCGATACGCTGTACGGTGTTGTAAATAAACAACCGGAAATGTCGGGCGTGATTCTTTTTAGTCAAACATAATAATACCGGTCGTGCTATCATGCTCTTTGTCAAAAGCAAGGAGCATGATATGTACATTCTTTACAAACTGGTATTTGCGTCTGGTAAGGCATACATAGGGCAGACGGCGAGATCCATGCACCTACGTCTACTTCAGCACAAGAGGTCTGTCAAAGCTGACAGTCAACTTCCTGTGCACTGTGCTTGGCGTAAACATGGTGAGCCGTCTGTTTCTATTCTTGCTGAGTTTGAAACACACGAAGAGTTGCACGCAGCAGAAAAGGCCGCGATTCTTGCGGCAGATACTTTGTCTCCCAACGGATACAACGTATCTTTTGGTGGTGAAACTTCACCGTCGAAGAGTCCAGAAGTAGCGGCCAAGATCGCTGCGGCTGCTACTGGTCGAAAGTACGATGATGTCTCGCCGTGGGCCGATGCGGCCAAAGAACTTTGGAAAGATGACGAGTACAGGAAGAAAGTTTCCCAAGGACTCAAAGCATCTTGGACGGATGAAAAACGAAGTGCTCATTCAGCGTTGCTAAAAGCGGCGTGGGAAAAGCGCAAGGCTGCTGGTTACGCAATGTCTGAAGAGACAAAGCAAAAGTTAGCATCTTACGAGCGTACTCCAGAGATGCGAGCTAAAATGAGTGCAGCAGCCAAGGGCAGGAAAAAAGCCCCTTGGTCGGATGAACGTAAGGCGGCAGCAAAAGCAAAACGCGCCAACATGACCGATGAGCAACGTGCTGCGTTTCTTGAGGCGCGTAAGAGAGCAGGCGAAACCCGTCGTAAGAACAAGGAACTGAAATGCCTCTGAAAAAGGGTTACTCGCAGAAGTCCATCTCAAGCAACATTAGCAAAGAGATGAAGTCTGGCAAGCCTCAGAAGCAGGCAATTGCCATTGCTCTTAGCACTGCTCGTACTGCGGCCATGAAGGCTGGCAAACCCGGCAAGGCTCCCAAGAAGAAATGAGTATTGAGTTTCCCACCCTCGTCTACCGTTGCCCTGGGCCGCACTTCGGCCCCCGTGGCTCGACGTACAACTGCGTCGGAGTTGCTAACGAGGACGAACTTGTACTGCGTCTCATCGAGGGGTGGTGTACGACTCTTGATGAGGCTGTAGACGGTAAGCCTGTGGAGCCGCCAGCGCCTGTTGATAACGCGCCGCCGACCCGTGCCGAGATGGAAGAAAAGGCGCGAGAACTCAAAATCAAGTTTGACGGCAGGACAACTGATCGTAAACTGTTGTCGTTGATTGACGCTGCCTTGAAAGGCTGACCATGAGTTACAGCAAGCGACAGTTCATCGAAGCCGCACTTGAAGAGATTGGGCTTGCTTCTTATGTGTTCGATCTGCAGCCCCAGCAGCTTCAGTCTGCCATGCGTCGCTTGGACACTATGATGGCCGAGTGGAACGCCAAGGGCATCCGACTGGCTTACCCGCTGCCGGGTAGCCCACAGGACAGTGACCTTGATGAGGTGACCACGGTGCCCGATAGCGCCAACGAGGCAATCATCACGAATCTTGGCATCCGGCTGGCTCCCAGTTATGGCAAGCAGGTATCCGTCAATACCATGGTTGCTGCCAAAAACGCTTACAACACGCTGCTCTCCCGTGCGACAATACCGAACGAGATGCAGTTCCCTGGTTCGATGCCTTCTGGCTCTGGCAACAAGCCGTGGCGTACCTACGACGACCCGTATCTGCGACCGCCGTATGACCCTGTAGATTCGGGGCCGGACGGGGTGCTGGAGTACAACTGACATGCCTACGATTAATCAACTGCCGACTCTTTCGACTGTTTCGTCTGGCGATCAGTTGCCGGTCTACAACAGCGGTAACGGCGACGCCCGCAAGATGTCGATTGGCTCGCTGCTGACCTACTTCCAGCAGACGTTTGCCTCACCCACGATGTCGGTGCAGTACGCTACTCCCGGCACCGGGTTCAACGTCACTGTTGCGACCAACAGCACGCAGGCATGGCTCCTGCTGCAGCCTGCTGGCACGCTTGCTAGCGGAACTGTGACGCTGCCGCTAAATACCGGCATCCTTGACGGTCAGGAAGTGCTGGTGACAACGACTCAGCAGATCACCTCGTTCACGCTGGGCCTTAACGGCGCTGCGGCTGCGTTTGGCGACCCTACGACGCTGGCCGCAGAGGACTTCTTCCGTATGCGGTACTACTCCGCGACTAACTCTTGGTACAGGATCGCGTAATGGCTATTCAAGCACCGTTTCAGGCACAACGAGGTGCCAATCAGGTTGTCACTCCAGGCGCTGCTTCGGCGTCCGTGGCTGTTTCGATCTTCCCCAAGTCAATCCGACTGGTAAACAGTGGCGCGAACATCTGCCACGTTCGCGTTGGCGAAGGCGCTCAGACGGCCACAACCGCCGACACGCCCGTGCTGCCCAACAGCGAACTTATCCTGCATCGTCAGGAAGGCGAGACGACCGTAGCCTACATCTCTGCTGCGGGCACTACGCTGCACATCCAGACCGGTGAAGGTGGCATCTGATGGCTAAAGACCCAAGGCTTGAGCGAGCCGGGGTCAGCGGCTACAACAAGCCCAAGAAAACGCCAGATCACCCAACCAAGAGCCACGTTGTTGTGGCGAAGGAAGGCGATCAGGTTAAGACCATTCGATTCGGTCAGCAAGGCGTTTCTGGCTCACCTGACGGATCTGCCCGGAACAAAGCATTCAAGGCCCGCCACGCATCCAACATTGCCAAGGGCAAGATGAGCGCAGGGTACTGGGCCAACAAGACCAAGTGGTGACGTGATGGCTGCGAATTCTATCGAGACAACCTTTCCGATCTTCACCGACATCAACGGGCAACCGCTTGATCGAGGGCAGGTCTGGCTGGGTGTTGCTGGTGCCGACCCTGTTCTGAACCCGATCACGGCTTACTGGGACGCGGCGCTGACTCAGGTTGTTACGCAGCCGATTGCCACTCGTGGTGGCTACCCGATGAACAGCGGCGCGATTGGCCGCTTGTACGTCACCTCGGACTACAGCGTCTCGGTTCGTAACCGCAATGGTTATCAGGTGCTGTCTGCGGCATCTGCGATTAGCCTGCTCGATAGCAACCTGATCACGTTTGTCTCCGCTGGCACTGGCGCTGTGACTCGCAGTGTGCAGGCGAAACTGCGCGATGTGGTAAGCGTCAAGGATTTTGGTGCGGTTGGTGACGGGGTTACGAATGATACGGCAGCGATTCAGGCTGCGATTACAACTGGTTCATCAATCGTATTCCCTACAGGCACATATCGCTGCGCCAACCTTACACAATCGACTAACTCCCAGCGGTTCACCGCGCTTGGGCAAGTCACGCTGACCAAAAACGCCAACGGGCCGATCATCACTTGTTCTGGTAACTACGTTGAATTCAACGGCATCCAATTCAACGGCGACACCACCAGCACGCCAACCTTTACTGGCGACAACGTGGTGATGACTGGAAGCAATCCGAGGCTCATCAACTGTGGATCGCAGTGGGCGTCTGGTCGCGCTCTAAAAGCCACCGGCAGTCATGTCCAAGTGATCGGCACTTGCGGTATCTATCAAACTGCAGATGCCACGGCGACAGGTTACGACATCGAGATCGGCGCTAGCGGCACTGCGACGCTGTATCACGAACTGTACGGGGTCTACTCCAGCCAAAGCACTGGCGGCATTCTGCTGACAGATACCGGATCTCACCACATTGTCGGCGGTCAGTTCGGCAAACTCACCATTGCAAGCGGCACAACACCAGTAGGATCTAACGGCGGCATGACCGTAGGCGCTAGGATTCTTGGCGACGTTACGGTAAACCTGTCCAATTCAGTGTTTACGGGTAATCAGTTCTCTACTCAAACGATTACGTTTGGCGCTGGAACAAGCCAGCACAGCATTGATGCGTCCAACAACACCGTCAATGCGACAATCGTTAACAACGGGAATACAAATTCCGTAATTGTTAAATCTGTAGGAACTGGCTCCCCCGGTGGCATAGTCATGCAGTATGGCTCTGACGCATTAAATAGCACTGTTCGCTACACAAACGATGCCATCTATATAGACGACTCAAATTTATTTTTGGCGAACAACAAAGCGCTGCGTTTTCTTGACTCCACAGGAACCGAATACAACGGCATTACATTAAGCAGTTCTGATGATTGGACGATTGGCGCAAACAACGGCGCAAACTTTACAAACGTAGCCTCGGGCAGCGGAGGCGTGTACGCGGTCGTTGCAGCGACCACGATTGCTCAGTTTTACAGTGGTGGGTTTCGACCGCAGACTGACAACACGCTAAGTCTTGGCACATCTTCACAGCGTTGGTCAAACAGCTACAGTACCAACTTCCGTCCTGGTGCTGGTACTGCTACTTGGACAAGCGGCGCAGGAACCCCCGAAGGTGCTGTGACTGCAACAGTTGGCTCTCTGTACACCCGCACTGATGGTGGAGCAACTACAACTCTATACGTCAAAGAATCCGGCACTGGCAACACAGGTTGGGTTGGTAAATGACCCATCAGCTCTGACCACTAACCGACATGCAAATCCCCATCGTCAGCGGCATCTACACTGACCAAGGCCCAGACCTTCGCAGCAGCTACCCTGTGAACATGGTGCCTGTACCTAAGGTGCAGGGCATCAGTTCGGGTTACCTGCGGCCTGGTGACGGGCTGGTCGAGCAGGCTACCGGGCCTGGTGTAGATCGGGGTGGCATCCTTTGGAATGGGGTGCTGTACCGCGTCATGGGCAGCAAACTCGTCAGCATCTCTGACGCCGGCGTAATCACCATTCTGGGTGATGTTGGTGGCACAACCGAGTTAGTCGTATTTGACTACTCTTTCGACCGACTGGCTGTCTGCTCCGTGGGCAACTTCTTCTACTGGTCGCCTACGCTCGGGCTGGTGCAGGTCACCGATCCCGACCTCGGCACAGTCCTAGACTTTGCGTGGGTAGATGGGTACTTCATGACCACGGACGGCACTTACCTTGTCGTCACTGAGTTGAGCGACCCGCTGCAGGTCAACCCGATCAAATACGGATCGTCTGAGGCTGACCCAGACCCCATTGTTGCGATCCTGAAACTCCGAAACGAGATCTACGCCATCAACCGCAACACCATCGAGGTGTTCGACAACGCTGGCGGCAGTCTTTTTCCGTTTGAGCGCATCGAGGGTGCCCAGATCCAGAAGGGTGCCGTAGGCACTCAAGCCTGTTGCGTGTACCAAGAAACCATCGCTTTCCTTGGCTCTGGCCGCAACGAAGCGCCTGCGATCTACATTGGCGCTAATGCCATGGCGACCAAGCTCAGTACGCAAGATGTCGATGAGATCCTCTCAACGTACACCGACGCTCAACTGGCGCAGGTCAAGCTGGAGGCTCGTAACCTCAAGGCGCAGCAGTTACTGTACGTCCATCTGCCGGATCGCACCCTAGTCTACGACGCAGCATCGAGTCAGGCGCTGCAGCAGCAGGTCTGGTTCGTCATGACCAGCAGCATCGTTGACTTCGCGCAGTACCGCGCCCGCAACTTCGTCTGGGCCTACGACAAGTGGATGGTGGGCGATCCCACCAGCACTAAAATCGGCTATTGCGTTGACACGATTGCGACGCACTGGGGCGAGACGGTGCGCTGGGAGTTCGGCACCACCATCGTGTACAACGACGGCAAGGGTGCACTGTTCCATCAGCTTGAACTCGTCGCACTGACGGGCCGGGTTGCTCTGGGCACGAACCCGTGGATCAGCACCTCGTACTCATACGACGGGCAGGCGTGGAGCCAAGATCGAGCGATCCAGATTGGCTCGACCGGGCAGACACAGAAGCGCCTCGTTTGGTTCCAGCAGGGCAACATGCGCCACTGGCGCGTTCAGCGGTTCCGTGGCGACAGTCAGGCGCACTTGTCGTTCGTGCGGCTTGAGGCGCAGATTGAACCGCTAAACTACTGATCATGGCAACCAAGCTCAAACTCACGCGGGATCAACTTGCGTCGTTCCTGCAGGATCACGAGCAGGTCAAGCAGTTTGAGAAACTGTTTTCGGATGTTAAGCAGCTTGAGCCGACCACGCTCAACGACATCACGCTGACAGCGAGCAACGCGGATCAGAAGGCTGTTGAGGCGGTAGATGCTGTCGCTGTGCTAGCCCGCGATGTGGCGTTTCAAGCTGAGAGTAAGGCGCAGCAAGCCCTCGATGCGCTCGCGCAACTGAGCAACATGGTGGAGTTGCTCGCCACTGCGCCGCCTGAGCGTGAGTACAAGCGCTCCCGGTACGGGTCGTTCTACGACACGACCACGCAGACCGCTGCCGCTATCAACACCGCAACTGCGATCACATTCAATACGACCGACTTGTCGTCTGGTGTGTTTCTTGCCACCTCGTCGCAAATCACTGTGGATACGGACGGTATCTACAACCTGCAGTTGTCTGTTCAGCTTGACAAGACCACGGGCGGCACGGCTGAGTTTTTCATCTGGTTCCGCAAGAACGGCGTTGATGTCGCCGACTCGGCAAGTCAGATCAGGATTCAAGGCAACAATTCTGAAATCTTCACGGCGCTGAACTTCTTCTTCAGTTTGAAGGCCGGTGACTACGTTGAAATCATGTTCTCGGTGACGGATACTTCGGTGCAATTGCTTGCTGTGCCCGCTGCTACACCGCATCCGGGCATCCCGTCCATTATCGTCACGGTATCCAACAACATTCAGGGGTTCCAATGACCGTCACCGTAAAATTGCTCGTTCCTCCCAAGCAGATGGAGGCAACGCAGACCACGCAGTACACCGCTACGAATGCCAAGGCCATCATCGACAAGGCCACGGTAACCAACACGGACACGGTGAACCGCACGTTCAGCGTCAACCTCGTGACCTCTGGCGGCTCTGCTGGCAACTCCAACTTGGTCATTGACGAGCGAACTGTAGTACCTGGTGAAACATATCTGTGCCAGGAACTCGTCGGTCAGGTGCTTGAGGCCAGCGGGTTTATCTCGACCATTGCCAGCGCGGCCACTTCGCTCACGATTCGTGTGTCTGGGCGCGAGATTACTTGACGCATACGCCCGATGCGGCATAATGCGGATAACTGAGCGCCGGGGCTTTCCAGTGGCCCAAACTCGTCCATTTGGATAGCCCCCGTGAGCGACGAACACTGGCTGCGCCAGAATCTTCAACAAGTGTTTGATCTCCCAGCACCAGCTATTGATTGGCTGTTGATGCTGTGGAACGCCATTCAGGTTTTCGATGATGTGGCTGATGGTGATGCCGTCAAGCCTGCCGACCTGAACGCTGCGATCTGGCAAACACTGGTCGCCATGCCCGCTAATCCATTTTTCATGCAGCACTCGGCAACGATGCTGCCTGTTGTCGCGTCCATGATCCTCAAGTGGCATGGTGCGAACGAGGCCGAGCGGTGCCAGCAACACGATGCCAAGTCATTCGTGTGGCGGGCGGGGTACTACGATGTGGTTCTGATGGTCGTGCAGTGCTGCAAAGGCAATGAGTTTGCGACCGAATATGCAGCCAAAGTCATGCGCCTATACGGTGAAGGCTTCGACCAGTACATGAAGGAATTTCAAGATGCCTAGTCCAGTAACTGCTTTAGTTGGTGGCGCATCAGCGCTTCTTTCGTCCAGATCTCAGCGTAAAGCCGCCCAGTCTGCTGCTGATGCACAGACTCAAGCTGCTCAGATGGGCATCGACGAGCAGCGGCGTCAGTTCGATGCAATGCAGCAACTGCTTTCACCCTATGTGCAGGGTGGAGCTACAGCGTTCCAAGCGCAGCAAAACCTGCTCGGTTTAGGCGCACCCGGTACGCAGGATGCTGCAATCCGGGCGCTTGAGATGTCGCCGCAATTTCAGGCGTTGGCTCGTCAGGGTGAGGAGGCGCTCCTGCAGCGTGCATCTGCAACGGGTGGCCTGCGTGGCGGTAATTTGCAGGCTGCACTGGCTCAGTTCCGTCCCGCGATGCTGCAACAGCAGATCCAGCAGCAGTTCGCCAACCTCGGCGGTTTAGCCCAGTACGGTCAGGCGTCTGCTGCTCGCACCGCTGCAGGCGCTCAGGCTGCTGGTACGAACATCGGCAATTTGCTTCAACAGCAAGGTGCTGCTCAGGCTGGTGGCATCCTTGGTGCAGGGGCTGCACAGGCTCAGTTGTTCGGCCTTCCTGCTCAGTATGCGGGTTTCCAAATTGGTCGTGGGCAGCAGTCGCCGTTTGGGTCTTTGTTTGGTGGTCAGGGATTGCCTTCTTCTAACGAAATGTATGCACTCCAAAACGAAGCAGCGATGAATATCGCTGGCGGCGCTGCTGGAATGTAAGGAACGATCATGGTCGCACCACTCAACTACACGCTGAACGTCGCATCGCCTTTTGAGCAGGCCGTGCAGGGTCTGAAACTTGGAACTACTCTTGCTGACATTGAAGCGCAGCGCAATCAGGCTCAACTGAAGGCGCAGCAACAGCAAACTGCAATTGCTGAACAGCAGCGTTTTTTCGGTCTTGAAAACCCGACGGTGCAGGATTTGATGCGCTACTCGGCGTTTATTCCGCCAGAGCAAGCCAATGCCATGCGGCAGCAGTTTGAGTTGATGGGCAAGGAGCGAGCGCAGGCTAGTCTCGGAAGAGCGCAGCAAATTTTGTCTGCTGTTGATGCAGGGAACAGTGAGGTTGCATCAAATTTGATCAGGCAATACGCCGATGTGACTACAGACCCGCAAGAGAAGGCGACGTATACAACTGCCTTGAGGGTTCTTGAAAATGATCCAGCAGCAGCATTCAAGATCATTGGAGGTGCTGTTGCGGCGGCTCCCGGCGGTAAAGAATTGGTTGAGACGCTTGCTAAGGCGGCGGAAACGAGACGTCAAGAGGCGTTGTTTGGGCCTGGATTACGCAAGGCAAACGCCGAAGCTGATACCGCAACAGAAGCGGCAAAACAAGCAGGCGTTGCTAGTGAATTTGCTAGACCGTTGGCTATTGCTAATTTGGGGAGCGCACAGTCAAGAGCCATCAAAGACGCCAGTGATGCAAGATTTGCTGATCAATTGAATCAGGCAAACCTTAACGAGAAAAATTGGAACGTCAGAAATCTTCAAAGCCAGATCAGCGACAGAAGTTCTCGTCTTAGTTTGGATGCTGACAACATCAGGTCTCAGATCGCAGAGCGTCTGTCAAACATCTCTGACAAGCTGACTTCCATTCCCGCTGGCTCTCAGAAACTGGTCAATGATGCCGCTGTTGTTGCCGCTGCTTCCAAGCAACAAGCAGGGCAACTCAATGCCTTGGCCACGAACCTTGAGAAGCTTGGCGGTGGTTATGGTGCGTTCTCAAGCGCGAAAGAGTTTCTTGACAGAAATACTGGACAACAAGACTACTCAACGCAATTACGCCAAGAATACGTTAGGCTTAGGAACAGTTCTGCAATTCAGTCGCTCCCTCCGGGGCCTGCCACTGATCGAGACATCGAATTGGCATTGAAGGGATTCCCTCCTGAAACTGCTAATGCACGATACATCGCATCGTTCTTGCGCGGCATGGCAAAGATGCAAGACATCAATGCCGGTGTTGAAGGTGCGAAAGTTGACTGGCTAGCAGGTAACAAAGGCGTATTGACGCGAGCCAATCAGAACTTCATGGCTGGAGACTACACTGTCAGAGCTGGTGAGACGTTTGCTGATTTTTCAAAGCGTGTCGGTGAAGATGTCTCCAAGCGCTACCGTGGACGCACTGATGAGTTGGTTTCGCAGATCCCAGGCCAAGGCGCTCCGATTCCTGCACAGCCTGCTAGGGCTGCTGCTGCTACTGATGTCATGAGCCAAGCTGATGCCATCATTCGCGGAGGTCAGCGCTAATGGCTACCGCTGCTGAATACGCCGCTTGGATCGTCCAGAACAAGGCCAAGCAAGGCACGCCTGAGTTCAACACGGTTGCTCAGGCGTATGAGATGGCAAAATCTCAGGAGAATATGGCTGCACAAGCTGCTGCAGCCCCTCCTGTAACGCCTGAGCCTAGCGTTGGTCAGCGGCTCGGCGGCGCGATTGAGACTGGAGCCACGCTTGTCACAGGAGCCACTGGAGGCTTGCTTGGTGGCTTGCTTGGCGGCGGACGCCAGATTGCCAGCGACATTCTGTCTGGGCGATTTGGAACTGAGCAGTCCAATCAAATGATTCAAGCGGCTGCTGGCGAAGGCGCTCGTGCGTTGACGTATGAGCCGCGCAGTGCAACGGCCAGAGAGATGGCTGCTGCCACTGGTCGCTTCTTGCAGACTTTGCCTCCGTATGTGCCGGTTATCGGCCCTGCTGGTGCGATTGCTGCAGGCGTATCTCAGGCAAGGCCAGCAGTGTCTATGGCAGCACGCGAAGCTGGTGCAACGATGGCTGCGCCAATCCAGCGAGCAGCGCAGACGGTTGGCCTTGGTGGTGAAGGTGGCATTGTAGGCAGGCGAGCGCCCGCTGGTGGTTCTGTAGGGGCTGCTGCTACGCCTGTTGAGATCCAGCGCGTTGAGACGGCTGCAAACTTGCCTGTGCCGATGACTGGGCCTAGTGCATTGACCGCAGGTCAGCGCACGCGAGACTACGAGCAACTGCAGTTTGAGAAAGAGACTGCAAAGCTTGGTGATGTCGGCCAGCCTTTGCGCGAGCGTGTGGAGAATCAAACTGCGACGCTTTTGCAGAACTTTGACGCCATGATTGAGAAGCCGGGGCCGTTGCGCTTTGAAAAGCGCGACATTGGCCAAGGCGTGTCCGAAGCAGTGCTTGCCAAGGCAAACGCCGCACGCGGCAAAATCAATCAAGCCTATACACGAGCTAGAGAAGCTGGCGCGATGGCAGACGAAATCGAGATGGCTCCTCTGGCCTCTCAACTGACTGACTTAAACAGATACGAAGGCATTGTCCCGACAATCGGTTCAGTTCGCAAAGAGGCGTTGCGTGTTGGCGCTTTGCAGACTGATGAGGCTGGCAACCTTGTGCCCGGACGCATGACGATCAATGACGCAGAGATTTTGCGTCAGTTCGTCAATGATGCAACTGATTGGACGAATAGACGCGAGGCGCTCTTTGGTCGCCGTTTGGTTGAGTCAATTGACTCGGCAACTGAGTCTCAGGGCGGCGAGTTGTATAGACAAGCTCGCGCACAACGGCGCAGGTTTGCTGAAGAGTTTGAGAATGTCGGCTTGACAGCCAAGTTGCTTGGCACCAAGCGAGGCACGGATGACCGTGCGATTGCCTTTGAGGATGTGTTTGATCGTGTCATGATTCGTTCGCCTGTTGATGAAATGAACCGGCTGCGTGGCACGCTTTTGACGGCTGGCCCTGAAGGCAAGCAGGCATGGTCTGATCTGAAGGCCAAGACTGTTGAGTACATTAAAGAGTCTGCATTGTCTCCTTCAGGAATGGATAGCAGAGGAAATCCGCTTCTTTCTCCTGACAAACTTAATCGAGTGATTAAATCATTTGATCAGAGTGGCAAGCTTGTTAGCCTGTTTGGAAACAAGCAGGCGCAGCAAATGCGTGACATTGCGGAGTTGGCTTCTGTGATCTACACAGCACCTCCCGGAGCGATCAATACTTCAAACACTGCCAGCGCTTTGCGTGTCGCAATGGATACGTTTGCAACGTTTGGAGCCACTGGCGTACCTGCACCAGCCTTGACTGCGTTGAAAGAAGCGTCAAAATTCGTGAAAGATCGTAAAATCAAGGCGCGTGTTGAGCAATCTCTGCGCGATCTGGAAAGGTAATCAGAATGTCCGCACTGTCCGTCAATCCTCCGTTCCCCATCTTTTTCGACATTGACGGGCAACCGCTTGATGCCGGGTACATCTACCTCGGTGTGGCGAACCAGGCCACAGAGGCCAATCCGATCCAAGCGTATTGGGATGCAGCGCTGACGGTTGCAGCGACGCAGCCTATTCGCACGAGGGGTGGCTTCCCGGTGAACGCTGGCGTACCGGCTCGGGTGTACGTCAACAGCGACTTCTCAATTGTGGTCAAGAACCGCAACGGGTTCCAAGTGTTCTCGTCGCCCACCTGCACTGATCGGTTCAACGATGCGGTGGTGCAGGTTGACTCGTCAGATGTCTCGTTCCTCCAAGCAGGCACCGGCGCAGTCACGCGCACCGCTCAGGCCAAGATGCGCGATACCGTGAGCGTCAAGGATTTTGGCGCTGTGGGTGATGGGGTCACTAACGATACGGCGGCGATTCAGGCGGCGATTGATGCGCTTCCTGCGACGGGTGGAGAGGTCTACATCCCTCCGGGCAAATATGCCTGCAACATCACTATTACTAGGAATGGCGTGACCTTGCGGGGCGCTGGGTTGTGCGACTGGAGGACTGCTGCAAACTTCTTCGGGTTGATCCCGTTCAATGCCGCAGACCCCGTTGTGACAGTCGGAAACGACACTGGCTACGTCACAGGTACGCGGCTTGAGAACCTGTCAATCTCATCGCCCGATGGTTTAGGTTTGTGCGGGTTGCGGCTTGCCGGTGGCACCTATGGTTTTCAGGCTGAAGGTCTGCACATTTGCGGGTTCAAGAAGTATTGCTTGTGGGCGCAGAATGGGGCCACTTATCCGGTGACCTATACGCATTTCAACAACTTTACGTTTTCGACTGGCCCCACCGCGTCAATGGATCCTAATGCGGCAGCGGTGTTTGCCTACTACGCCACTGGTGCGGCGTCCGCGTTTACTACCGGAATCTTTTTTGACAACGGGCAGATCGTGTTCCGCACGTTGGGCGCTCGCGCTTTCTGGATGGACGGGGTGCAGCTTTACGCCACTAATGTCTACATTGAGTCGGGCGGCACTACTCGGCAGGGCCTCAAGTATGCAAAGACCTACGGTGGCGCGCAACAGCCAGTTTTCTTTGGCGAAAATGTCGTTATTGACGGCGATACAGGGGTCAGCATTATCGTTGAGGGGAATTTGGCGTCGTTGTACATCTCAGACTACGTTCGCGGAAAAGTTGGCCTAGATGGTTTGCTTGAAAACAATGCCGCTGCGACCGTAATTCCGGGGAACACATTAGATGGGCTTTTTTACCCTCAAATTTTGTTTGGAAACGTGCAAGGCGCGTTGCTGTTCCCTGACCCACAAAGTTTAACCGACAACTCGGCGCAAATATACGGTAGCGGCGCTGCAACTACGCGCAGGCTCCATCTTGCGGGGGATCGTGTTGACGTAACTCACGGCGCTCTAGGGATGCGTCTTTTGTCGCAAGCGACGGGCTTTTGCAGATTCTTTATGGTTGATGCGTCAACCAACAGAACCGCAGAGATTCGCAATACGAACGGGGAAATCCAATTGCTCCCGCTTGCGGGGCAGGCTGTAAAACTTGGCGACGGTGCATGGAACGGGACGCCGACTAAAATTGGCAATTATTTCTTGTGGGTGGATTCCAGTGGTCGTTTGCGTATCAAGGCAACTGCGCCAACGTCTGATACCGACGGCACTGTTGTAGGCACACAGACATAACCATCATGCTCAATAAACTCAAAGGCTCCCTGTACTCAAAGACCAGCAACGCGGCCATCGTCGTCGCGGTCATTGGAGTGCTTGAGCAGTTGGCTCCTGGCCTGCTGCAGTCCGTCATCCCCGCTGACTATTCCGGTCTGGCGCTGTCGGGCATTGGCGTGGCATTCTGGCTCCTGCGCTGGGTGACCAGCAAACCTCTTGATCTCAAGTGATCGTTATGGCACAAGTCGATTCGGTGGAAAGCAGATTGTCTACGCACGAAGCTGTTTGTGCCGAGCGCTATACGGGCATCAACGCTCGCCTGAAGCGCCTTGAGCAGATCCTGATCGCGGCAACTGGTGCAATCATTATGCTGCTCGTCAGCGTAGTCGTAAACATTCGATGAACTTCGATCAAGCAGTCGAGAAAGTCCTCGCGCACGAGGGCGGGTACGTCGATCACCCGGATGATCCGGGCGGAGCTACCCGCTGGGGCATCACCGAGCGCGTCGCTCGCCGGGTAGGTTACAAGGGCGACATGCGCGAGTTGCCGGTGGATCTCGCTAAGCGGATCTATCGAGAGGACTATTGGAACGCGGTACGCGCTGACGAACTGCCTGCCGAGGTGCGTTACGTCGTGTTCGATGCAGCGGTGAACTCAGGCCCGAAGCAGTCGATCTGCTGGCTGCAGCAGGCACTCGGCGTCTACGTCGATGGCGTGATCGGACCGCAGACGATGGGTAAGGCGCATCAGGCTGACCCTGAGCAACTGCGACGCGCTGTCCTTGCGAG